TTTTAATAATCTTGCTAACCCTTTCCCCATATTTAAATAAGCCGTACCATATACAGATTCACTTCCAATTCGTTTATCAAAAATAATCTTCTCTTGAATACCTTTTGTTGTTTTCTCATTTAATGAAATTTTTGTAGGATTATTTTTACTAGACGTAATGCAAGATTGAATATTAGATAGATATTTACGCACCACTTTAGTAAAATGCATACGATTATCAAATGAATCCTTACTATGTAAAATTGGAACTAAAGCTTTTTTTAAAGCCGTTTTTAATTGTAAACGCATAATCTTTTTACGCTCTTTCTCTGTTAACTCTTCTATCTCTTCAACTGTTCCTCGTGTTGGAGTTTCATACTTTTCAAAGTCTTTTATTATTTTTTTACATTCTTTTACAAAATAGCTATATGCTCCATTTTTTATATTTGGATTTAATGGTTTACCAGTTAATGGATTTATATTCGGGATTCTTGATAATTCATCACATTCTTCTGGTAATAATAATTGTGTATCTTTTTTTATTTCTTTATTTTTTTCATTTGGTAATAACTTTTTCCCTTTTTTTATTTCTTTCTTTTTATCTTTTTCTTTTTCTTTTTTTGGTTCCAATTGGATATTATCCAAATCCTTACATATTGGATCCATTTATTATCTATACTATAAAAATATTTAAAGTCTCCTTGTCTATTACTTTTAATTAATGGGAAATACTTCTTCGCGAAATCAAACTTATCAACAATATTATGATGCCTTACAACGTAAACAACATATTCAATTGCCAACTGATTTATCACCTTATGATATTTTAGGAATTTCAAAAAATTTTACTTGGGATGAATTAAAAGATTCATATAAACGCCAAGCTCGTTTAGTTCATCCTGATAAAGGAGGTAGCGAACAATTATTTAATATGGTTACTGATGCTTTTAAACAATTAGCTTATGATTATAAGCTTAAATTACAAGATAAACAACATCATGAATTAAAACAAGGATATAAATCAGAACAACCTACTTCTAATTATCGTCCTGAAATTGCTGAAAATGAAAATTTTAAAGATAAATTTAATCGTTTATTCGATGAAAATCAATTTAATGATAATGAAGATGATGAAAAAAGAGGCTACGGACATATGATGGAAGTATCTTCAAAAACACGCGAAGATATTAATGTACCTCAAATGATGACAAAATATAATAAAAATAAATTTAATGAAATTTTTGAAAAAGAGGTACCTGTTGGTAAAGACGTTATTATTTATAAAGAACCTGAACCTCTCGATATGGCGCGCAGACTTCAATACACTGAAATTGGTGGAAAAACTAATGATTTCAGTACAGATACTACTAAAAAATCTAATCTTCAATATACAGATTATATTAAAGCACATACTACATCAAGATTAGTTGACCCTAGAACCGTACAAGAACGTAAACAATATAAAAATGTTGAAGAATTTGAAAGTGATCGTGCTGCACGTACTAATCAGCAATTAACTCCCGAAGAAATAAAATTACAAAAACAATTACAACTTAAAAAAGAAAAAGATGAAGCTTTGCGAATTAAACGCACTGAAAAACGAGACGAACTTATTGAAAAACATTATCAAAAAACGTCGCAATTATTCTTACGTTAAATATCCATTTCTATATATAATTTCATTAAATTTTGAGGATCAAATGTTAAACGATATTTTGTTTCTTCTACATTAATCTCATCTGGTAATAATGTTGTAAAAGCTGATATATCATATATACTATTATTTATAAACTCTTCTCTATTCTTTTTCCAATTAGCTAAGGATTTATCATCCTCAAAATAGTAACTTCCCATAAATAAAAATGATGTATTCTCAAAAGATACTTTCTTTATACGTTCCATAAATTTATTTATACTTTTCTCTGTCATTGACTCTGGTAAATATATTATTGGTATATTATAATTATTCATACTTAAAACATCTCTACATATCTCTGTAACCTCTTTATTTGCTGAAAATATTATTGTTAATAAATTTTTCTTACATAAATCATACAATATATCTTTTAAAGATGTTATATCAGATTCTATCGTTTTCCCAAAAATTAATCCTATATCACATTCGTCATTTTCATTTTGATTAATCATACTACTTATAATAGGTCTTATATATCTATTTAATGATTTATGTAAATACATCTTTACATTTATAACATCTTGAATATAACATTTACCATATTCATATTTGGTTTCTATATCTTTTATCCATTCCTCCTTCGTTGTTATATCTAAATTATCTATTATACATATATCGAAATAATTATTACATATCTTTAATGGTGTAGTTTCTTTATTAAATGGAACTACATATAGTTTATCACTTCTTAAATATTTATTAAAATTTGGATTATCTAATACGCTTATATCTTCTAATTCTTGTATTTCTAAGTTATAAAATTCTTCATACATATAATACTCATTATCTTTCACATTTTCTGGTAAAAATATTACAATTAATCTTGGATTTTCTTTAAGTATTAATAAAATAGTTTGACGAAAGTGATGTATAATTGGTTTATTTATATAATTGAAATATTTCCTTATATCTGGTAAAAATATACACACTCTATCCTCCTTTTTTACTACATTCCATAAACTTTTTACAATAAACATTTTTACTTTTTATAGTTAACTTGACATTTACTTAAGCAAATATACTATATCTTTTTACATATGGGGCATAAATTTTACGATATTTTAGGCGTTTCGAAAGATGCTTCGAAAGAAGATATCAAAAAAGCGTATAAACGAATGGCGATTCAACATCATCCTGATAAAGGTGGGGACCCTGAAAAATTTAAAGATGTTGCACGTGCTTACGAAATATTAAATGATGATGATAAAAAAAGAAAATACGACCAATTAGGAGATGAAAGATTTGAAAGAACAGATATAAACGAACATGGATTTGACCCTAATTCCATCTTCGAACAATTTTTTGGCGGCGGCGGATTTCATCCTTTCTTCGGAGGAGAAGACCAATTTATGCGTCAACATCGCCATGAAAATGTTCGTAAAAAAGCACGTAATGTACATCATGTTATCCAAATCTCAAATAATGAAGCCTATTTTGGGGCTCATAAAACTTTAAAAATATCTATTCAAAAAAAATGTTTTAAATGTTTAAAAACTTGTGATAATTGCCAAGGCAGAGGACAGGTTAATTCTATGCAACGTATGGGTCCATTTACAACTATGGTATCACAACCTTGTCATATATGTAATGGTTCTGGTAAAGTATCTACAAATAACTCTTCTTGTGGTGATTGTAAAGGTAAAGGCGAATATACTGAAGAAAAAATAATAGAACTTAAAATTCCAATGGGTGTTGAAATGGGGCATAAACTTGTATTTAATGGATTTGGAGAACAACCTCAATCTGAAAATGATGTACCAGGAGACCTCGCACTTGAAATTTTCGTTCAACCAGACCCACTGTTTGAACGTAATGGTTTAGACTTAATCTATAAAGTTACTATTTCATTTCAAGAATCTATATTAGGTAAACATATATCTATTCCACATTATGAAAATAGTGTGGAATTAAATATTTCTAAATTCGGTATTATACAACCTAATAAAAATTATACTATTCCAGATAAAGGCATGAAAACCACTTCAAATAAAGGTAATCTCATTCTTAAATTTAATATAAATTATCCTTCTCAAGTTTTGTCAGAAGAAATTAAAAATAAATTGGCACCCTTATTATCTCCATTATCTTGATAATTTATCAAAAAAATCTGTATTACCATATTCCATGAATCTTACTAATCCTGGATCCCCACGATAATATGGTTCTTTTATACTTAATTCATAATTTTTACTACAGCTAAATATTTTTTGTGACTTATATGCAGATCGACGAGCTAAATCATATACTCTTATCATTGTTTTATTTTGTATTGTACCCGTTTCACATTTTTGATTTATTGTATATGTCTTTGCACCAATATCATATATAACATCATATAATTCATCGCCAGCTGATGTATATGCAGATACTATAAATATACCTTCTCCAATATTTGATTTTTGTTTTTGAATATAGCATCTTGATTCGTTTATAATACGATGATTTATACTAGTATAATGAAATAATAACACTATTATTATTATTAATGATATTGATATTATAAATAATATCGCTTCTGTAAAATCAACAGGCAACCAACTTAAAACATATAAACCTATTTTACTAAATATCTCACCTATACCCATTATATTACTTATCTATTTTTATTATATAATTTATTTTGCATATTTATTAGCTTCTAATTGAATTTTATCTTTTATTTTATATCCTCCGCATATTGTCTTATTTATGCTATTTGATACTGTTATTTGTGCTCTTTCAATTCCTGACATATCTGATGTAATTCTTTTATTCCTTTCTAAAATACATTGTTCATAATTTTTTTGTAAATATCTTTCTTCTATTTCTGAACCAGAAGATGTAGTTGTTGCCTTTTGATTTTTTGGTAATGGGTCTGATTCTATAATACTATTTCCTATCGTTTTTCCACCATCAATAATACTTGTTCCAATACCTTCTATCGTATCTGTAACTGTTCCAGTTATTTTATCTGTTAATTCATCTGTCTTTGATCTAACTTTTGATACTATAGGAGCAGATATCTCTGTTACAATCTCTTTTGTAAATCCTAAAGATTTATATAAATAATCTCCTAATGCTTTTGCTAATCCTTTTAATTTTTCACTTATTTTAGAACTACTAAATAGTGTTCCAGTTATGTCATCTAATAAACCAAATAACCCACTCTCTTTTAATTCTCTAAATGGTGTCATTGCTAAAATTATTTCAACAATTATCATTGAAAATGGCGGAAATATATATCTAATAAATCTATCAATAACTAAATATAAAACCCATAAAAATATTACTAGTAATACTATAAATGCAAAAATTTGAGACGATACTGCTAATATAGCAGAGTATAAACCCTCCCATAATGGATTTGGAGGTATATATGGAAAAATCTGTAAATGTGGTAATACTAACCAACGACCAATTTGCCATGCTACAAATACTATAACAAAAGCTATCATATAACGTAAAATCTTTTGAAAATTACCTAATATAGAACCAACTGATACCATTATCAATAAATTACCCTTATATTACATAACGAAAATTAATGCCCTTTAACAAATACTAAACCAAACCCAATAAATATAATAAAAATACCAACTATATCGTATATATTTATCTCATCATGAAAATATACTGTTCCTATTGTTAATATCGATACAATACTCAAACATGACCATAATAAATTTACAATTCCCATTGTTTTAAAACCATATACTATATAAAGACCCATACAAACCAAACTATACATAAATACAGCTAAAATGAAAAAATGCCATTTCTGTTCATCTTTACATCTTCTAACACAATACTGTGCTATTGCTTCTGATATTACAATAAACAATATTATAAATAGTAAAATTATACTTTTTTTTATATTTTCCATATCTATTTTTATAATATATTTTTACTTACTCAATAGTAAATTCCTTCTCTTTCATTTGAACCATTATATCATCATATAACCATGCATTTTTATCTACAATGCACTGTAAAACCCTTTCACATGAATCGTTAATTATTATATCAAAATTGTCTTTTTTACTTTTTATTAGCTCTTTCTTCATGTTTTCGAAAATCTTTTGAATAAGTGTAGATGTATCCATTATGGTTTATACTTATAATTTATATAATTTTCATATTTTTTATTTTTTTCAATTTAATTGAAATTTTTTTGTTTTATATTTCTTTACATTTTTTTTATTATTATTCTAGTATTCGAAAAAAAAATTGATTTTTGTTTTTAATGATTAGTATATAAACGTCTACGTATTACCAGTTCCGAAAACAAAAACAACCTCATACAAAAACAATAGACAATGGCTCCTACTAAGATGCCGTGCAAAAACAACGAGGCCTTTATGTTCTCTGGTAAGGAGTCAAGCCCAATGGGTCTTGGCTATTGCCCCGATGGAGAGGTTCTTGGCAAGGAGATGACTGGAAAGGATGGTCATATGTGGGTTGTTCGCGCACCCAAGGGTATCAAGATGTGGACTCGTGTTAATGCAGAGGAGAAGAAGCTCATTCGTGAAGAGCCAATTCTTATTAACACTGAATCTGACGATAAGGATGGTGATGATGCACTCGAGGACCCTTTTGGATGGAAGCCTACTAATGACTCTGATGATGAGCCAGAAGATAAGCTGGAGAATGAGAAGGATGCAGATGAGGTGCCTCCTGTTGTAATTGAAGATGTTAAGCCTGAACCCAAGAAGCGTGGTCGTCCTCCCAAGGCCAAGAATGTTCTCCCTGAGAATGTTAAGCCTATGAATGATGACAAGCAGATTGTTGATAATATCAACAAGCCAGAGCCTAAGAAGCAGCGCGGTCGTCCTCCCAAGGCTAAGAATGATAACGATGAAATCAAGGATGATAAGAAGGTCAAGCCTCGTGCCAAAAAGAATGATGATGAAGAAAAGAAGGAACGTAAGCCGCGTGCTAAGACGGAATACAATGAATTCCTTAGCACTAAGATGAAGGAACTACGTGAAAAGCACAAGGATGATACTGAAAAGCTAAAGACGACGGAGTATCTCAAGATGGCGATTGCTGATTGGAAGGTTTACAAGGAATCAAAGGCTATTGCAAATGCATAAAAAATAAAAACAAAAATCAAGCATCACTTTTTAGCATTTTACAATTTTATTACAATTTTTCTTAATAATTTAAAAAAATTGAATTTAATTATTCATATAAGTATCATACTACACACAACAAATATCTACATACCTACAAAAATGGCTTCAACGACTATTTTCCACGTCATCATGGAGCCCCCACCCCAGATTTCCCTCACTCCAACGAATGCAGATGGTCACGACTTGCGTGATGTCGCCACCATTCAAGAGCTGACTGTACCCTATGACATCAAGGAGAATGACCGTGTCATTGTTGTGTGCAAAAAGGATAATAGCCATATTTGTTCGGTCGTGCCCTATTCATCTGAAAATGACGATGCCACTGTTGTGAACAATGATGAGACATCATACACGATGAACGTTCCACTCAATTCATGGTATGGCGTTCGGTAGTAGTTTGCATTCAGCAAAGCAACGCATTCGTGTAACTCGTAGTGAAATGTAAAAGCATTCAAAAACAAAAAGAAAAAAGCACTTTTTAGCATTTTACAATTTTATTACAATTTTTCTTAATAATTTAAAAAAATTGAATTTAATTATTCATATAAGTATCATACTACACACAGTACACAAACGAACAAAAAAATACACAGTTTTAAAAACCCCAGAAAATGCCGGTCACGACTCGTCAGATGAAGCGTATGGAGCCTATTCTGGCTGCGCCCCCCCTTGCTGGAATGGAGCAGATGATGCAACAGGCTTTGGACCTCATTCGTATTGCTACGAAGAGTAACGGATGCGTTAGTGCAGAGACAATTGAGGAGTTCAAGATTTGTAAGGCATCTCTTACGAGATTTTCACAGATTCCGAACATGGAAAATCATTTTCTCAAGCATTTCGTTGTCAACGAGCAATTGCTAAAGCTAATGGATGATATCCACCTTATTGCAGCGTAAAAAACAACTCGGGAAAAAATGGGAAAATACAAAAACTTTTATTATTTTGGTAATAAGCAAAAAATTACAATAATCGTTACATTGTTCGTATATTTTTGCAATTTTTTTATAAATTTTTTTTATATTATAAAAAAATTGATTTTATTTTTAAATAAAAGTACTACAATCACAAAGTAAGAATACATATTCTAATGGCACCTAAGAAGTCAATTATATCAGACGATATTGTTGATACTAAGATGCCAAAGAAACCGATTCGTCCTACAAAGGAAATGCCAGTGGTTAATGACAATGATGTAATCACTGTTGAAGAACCTATTGCACCTCCCAATACAATTATGCCAATTGTTGATACCCCCAAAAAAGCACGCAAGCCTCGTGCTAAAAAAGACACAAATACAACAACTGAAGTAAAGGAGCGCAAAACACGTATTCCAACTGAATACAATATATTTATGGGACAAAAAATGAAGGAACTACGTGAAAAGCATAAGAACGATACTGAAAAACTTAAGGCTACAGAATACCTTAAGATGGCTGTTATTGAGTGGAAAGTTTATAAGGAATCAAAGGTAACAAATGCATAAAAATAAAAAATATACATCATATAAAAATACAAAAATAAAAAGCATTTTTGCATTTTATATTAACATATCCCCTTCAATTCTTTTAATATTTATTCATATATAGGAGTTCTATATGTCTATCGTATATAAGTTAAACGTTCGGGAAATACCAAATGATTCTGCAATTTTAGATATTTATTATAACAAAGATGAATCAATATCTAAAATTGGTGAATTAGTTAAAATGAATCGTTATGATTTTATAACTGTTCGCGGTGATAATATGTATTTAGATATTGAGAAAATGATACGTAAATTACAATCTGTAGTATCTTTATGGGAAAATTTTAATGTTAAAATTATCTATATTCATATTCAAGATGCTATGTTAAAAAATAAAGACTTAACTGAATATACATTATCTAGTATTGTTCGTA